TGGGCATCCTAGTTGTATCCAAGAGTCTCCTAATGTCATTTTTATAATTATAACCATTTTTATAATTCCTAACTGCTACATTGTGGTAGTTATAAGATTTTTAAAAATAAAACACAGAATTATTATAATATCTAAGTATAATAAGGTAAACAAGGAGACCTAAATGACTACCACTATTAATGTAACTAATAATACTACTAACCAAGATTCCCTTATAATTAATAATACCAAACTAATCCACTCATATCTCCACAAAATAGGTGTCTACTCAGATAACTACCTTTATAATGATTTATACAGTTGTGGGCTTATCGGATTAGTAGAGGCAACTAAAGATTACTCAAGTGACAAGGCAGCATTTTCAACCCACGCATTTTTTAAAATTAGAAAACAGATACAGAAAGGTATATCTAACCAAAGTGACACTATTAGTTATAAGTCAATGCCAACAAAACAAGCTCAAGATACTACATTGTCTTTAGATATTGTAATGGTTAATACAGGTAAAAATAAAGATACTAACTTTTATAATTACATATATACCAAAGACTTACAACCTGATGAACAAGATTATGCTTATGAAAAAATCAGAAAGGACTTTATAAATGAAATAACAGATAATAACGAAGATGAGTTATATCTATTAATGTGGGCAACTAATGGGCTACCTACCAGAAAAATTAATAACTTTTCTAAAATTAAGGAAATACTAAAAGTAAGATATCCAACTTTAAAATTCGCTCAAACTAGTACTATAAAAAATGCAGGATATATAAAACACTACATTGTTAACAAATTTTATATTCCTAAATCCAAAAAACTAATGCAAAATAAGCCCATTTATAAAGAGCTAAACATCTTTACAAAATAAATAAAGGGTTTTTGAATTAAATCAAGTAAATATATCCTAACCAACTAAAGGAGGATTAAATGGAAATAAAAGAACAAAAATATTATGATGATTATCTGGGATTAGTATTGTATTGTGTAAGAAAACATATACAACAATCCTATATAAGCAACTATGATATGATACAAGCAGGTTATCTTGGCATCTCTAAAGCACTACAATCTTATGACACAACTAAAAATGTCCCACTAAAATTATGGTTATATAGATTCATTAACTCAGAAATAATTAAGGCAAGATATAAAAACAACAAAGAAAGACCTGAATCACCCATTAGTAACATAACAGAAATAACCTACAATATACCAGACACAACAGATATACCCTATAATAACATAATAGCTAAAGAAGACGTAATAGAAAGAAACACTAAAATTAAAAATATAAAGAAAGTAATACAATCAAGATTAAAATACTTTACAAAGGATAACTACCTCAATAGAAATATATACATAGATAGATATTTTAAAAGTATGTCAATTAAAACCATTGCAAAGAATTATAATATAAGTGTATCTAATGTAACTAAAAGAATAAGCATAACTACAAAATATATACAGGAGAAGTTAAATGCTACTACTCAATAATGAACCCCAAGAAACCATTATTAAAAAGAAAGCAGAAGAAGTAAGGCCAGAACTAATACTACAAGAACAAAATGTAGAAAATAATAAGCTGCTACAACAAGTCCTAAATCAAAATGCTATCCTAACTTGCCTAATTGTAAGGATATGCGAAGAACTAAAAATAGACTTAGCTAAATTTATGGAACAACTAAATAAGCCCAAGTCACCAGCCCAACAACCACAACAACCAACACTAAAAGAATTATAAGGTATGGATAAGATAGAATATACTAAAACAGCTACTTTTGTAAACCGTTGCTGTCACGATGGTTATAAGTTTTTAAAAGAATATATGGTTAAAAATCCAGATACAAAAATGACTACAGTAACAATGTTCAATGCTAAAGAAATATCAGTAAAGAATGGATTCCACGTTAATGATTTACATAAGCACGTTTTTATAATTGAAGGAGATGGGACAGTATTAAAAGGAGATATATAATTTGGGGATTAGTAGGCATCTCTTTAATATAGTAGTGGTATCCTATATTATCGTCTCCTCCTGCTAATCCCTTTATATAATTAAAAATGAATACTACACCAACAGATAAAGAAGATAAAGCAGATAAAGAAGCAGAAGAAAAGATTATTAAAGATTATGAATTGTTAAAGGAAGAAGAAAGTAGAATCAAAGAGGCAAAGAAAGAAGCAGGTAAAAAGAAACGACTACTAAATCTAACTAATGAAGCTGGTAGACCTAAAGGAAGTAAAAATCTTGAACCTAAAGGTATGTGTTTTGAGAAAAGAATGACAGTATTATCCAGAATTATAAAAAACCCTAATGAAAAAACCAGTGATAGACTAACAGCTATTAAAATAATGACAGATATGCTTGCTGATAAATTATCTAAAACACCAGATGGAACTAATAATAATAAAACAACAATAACCTTTGAAGATAAAGAAGATAAAATTAACCAACAATTAAATAATAACGAAACTAATAATAACGATACTAAAATAGCAACAAATATTGACAAGAAAGATAAGCAAGATGTAGTAAAAAGCGACACTACTAATAATACTAATACACAAGTAGCTGTAAATCAAGCACTTATAACAAATATAGTTAATAAACCAGTAAATGTAGATAATAAAGTAATAATGGATTTAGAAGACTTAAATGAGACAGATGAGACACTTATTTTTAATTTAGAGATTAAGAAAGATGAGTAATTTAAATGTAAGGAAAGCTGTGCGTTTATTACCAGCTCAGAAGAAAGTAATACAAAGCACTAAAAGGGAAATATTATATTCTGGGGGCTATGGGTGCAACGTTTTTTCAACTAAGCTATTGACAACTGAAGGGGAAATAGCTATAGGTGAATTATGTAATGACAATAAAGCACCTATAGTATTAACGTGGACAGGTAAGGATTTTAAGTGGATACAAGCTGAAGTGCCATATTTAAAATCCATTGAAGAAACCCTAGAAATTAAAACAAGTAATGGTAGGTCAATAGAAGTAGCTTATAACCATTATTTTTTAACTACTAAGGGATGGAAAGCTGCTTGTGAATTCGTGGTAGGTGAACAGATTTTAGGATATTCTGCTTGCCCTCAACACTCCAATTCGGACATTTCTGCCCCTTCTTCATATATTTCTCCTAATTTAACTACCAATATTATACTTGAGATTAACAAGAAGTCAAGTCAAAAGATTTATGATATTGGGGTGCCTAAAACTCATAATTATGTTGCCCACGGATTAATACACCATAACTCAGGAAAAACACTCATATTACTTTATGCTGCTATAAGGGACGCTATTATTCCAAATAATAGGGTGCTTATATTACGTAAAACACTAACCTCATTAAAGAAATCCACCTTAAACACTCTAATATCAGGTGAAAATCCAGTATTACCTAATGGCTCTTACACTTATAATAAATCAGAAGGAATTATAAAACTTAATAATGGCGGTGAAATATATCTTATGGGCCTTGATGACGCAGAAAGAATTAAATCCACAGAATTTGGCCTTATATGTATAGATGAAGCTTCTGAATTATCTTTAGAGGAATTCCAAATTGTTAAATATAGATGCAGATTAGGTGTAGGTAGTAGGAGGATGTATCTAGCTACTAACCCATCATCTCAAGACCACTGGCTATACAAAAGGTTCTATCTTGAAAATAATGAGCGTAGGGAAGCAATATCAGCAAGTTCTTTAGAAAACACTTATTTGCCTGAAGATTATATAGAAGAATTTAAATCTTTAGAAGGGGCAAGATATAAAAGATGTGTTGAAGGTAGTTGGGTAAATCTTGATAATCAGATATTTGACACCTTTGATAGACAAGTTCACGTAAGGAATATTAAAAAACAAAAATATGAAGAATATATAGTAGGTATAGATTATGGTTATACACATTATACTGGTATGGTTGTAATAGGTAAAACAGGAACTCAATTACACGTTATAGAAGAATTTTATAAAAATAAGCTATTAATAAGAGATATAATGGAAAAGGTTAAATACTATCAGAAATTATATAATCCAACTTTTATATATGACCCTAGTGCTGCTGGATTGGGTGCAGAATTAGAAAATATAAACCTTACTTGTCAAAAAGCTAATAATGATGTGGAAATGGGCATAGATAGAATAAGGAATAAACTAAAATTAATAAATGGAAATTCTGAATTAGTTATATCTTGTAACTGTCCCAACCTTATAAGAGAAATGGAGAACTATCAATATAAGCAAGGAACAGAAAAACCAGTGAAAGTAAATGATGACGTTTGTTTTATAAAAGGAACAAAAATACTTACACAAAATGGCTATAAAAACATTGAAGATATTAAAATAAATGATAGTGTTTATGATGGAATAATGTGTAATAAGGTAACGAATAGCATCAGTACTGGAAAAAAAGATGTTATTATGTATAGGATTAATAATAGATTTTTAATATGCACTGAAAATCATCCTATATTTGTAAATGGCGTAAAAATACCAATAGGAGAATTATGCAGATTATTCAAACAAAAAAAGGAATTATTGAAGAAGTTGAATTTGAAGGAAGGAAGTACAGAAGATATATGTATAACAAGTATAACAAATACTTTACCTGTGGAAGCGACAGGACTTATAGTAGAAGGAATGAAAGAACAAAGCCAAGGTGTTTACACAGGTACATATGGGAAAAGCAAAATGGCCCAATTCCTAAAGGACACGACATACACCATAAAGATTTCAATTATTCAAACAATGATATTAGCAATTTGGAACTTATTGAAGAAAAAGCACACAGTTCGCTTCATTTTAAAAAGTTTCATAAAGAACATCCAGAATTTGCTACAGAACAAATTAATAAAAACCAAGACAAATGTAGAATATGGCATAAATCAGAAGAAGGATATAAGTGGCATAGTGAACACGCAGGAAAAAATAGAACAGGTAAGTTGCACTGGCGTAATAGCAAATCTTCCAGTATATAATATTACAGTAGAAAATTCTCATAGATACTTTGCCAATAATATATTAGTAGCAAACTGTGATTCACTCAGATACGCCATAAACTACCTAGATGATATTAAAGGCAATTATATATACCCAACATTCAACACAGAAAATACCCACACAGAAAAAGATGATGAAGATGAATGGCAAGAAGTAAATCAAGATGTAGGTTTTTGAAGTTTTTAATAATTATAAAAGAATTATAAATGTATAACAATCTACTGGAGTATAAGAATAAATGCGAACTAAAGGCAGTAAGAATATTAAACCCTCTAAAGCCCAACTATATCAAGCTTTAGAAAATGATAAGAATATAGAACCGACTGAAAGTAAGGCACTACCACCTTCTTTTGGTCGTATTTGACTCATTAGTAATTGCACCTAAGATAATCTCTAATAACCCCATTGAATTATTAAAATTAAATAAAGGTTATGTAGGTGTTTGTAATACTAAAAATGCTACTTCAATTGCTTCTACCCCTTTAAAATTATATGCTATTAATGATAACTCCAGCCAAAAAATAGTATATCCTTATAAAACACTTAATAAGGTTCAGACAGATAAAATTAAAAAGGAATCTAAATCCCTTATAATTAAACAAGCAGCCAATTTAGTAGAAATCTCTGAGCATCCTGTGTTTGATGTTTTAAATGAAGTAAATGACGATTTGAATTATTATGACTTAATGGAAATGACAGCAGCTTATTTGGGTATGATAGGTAATGCTTATTGGGAAATTGAAAAGGATAAAAAAGGATTACCAGTTCACATTAATGTATTACCCGCTGAATATACTTGTGTTACTTTAGATGACACCTTGCATATTAAAGGGTATAGACTTTTTAATGGGGTATATCAAAGGGAATTCGAAAAGGAAAATATAATACACTTTAAAAATGTAAGTCCCGGATTATTCTGGAGGGTTTGGAATAATGCTTTAATGACAGGCTTATATGGTATGGGTGACGCTGAATATTGTTTAGATGAAATTTACCTTTATAATTCCATTAATGATTACTTAAGGGCTTTGACGGAAAACAATGCTATCCCAAGTGCTATAGTTAAATATACAGGTGGCAGATTAGATAAAAATACAATGGCAGATGTACAAAGGCAATGGGACAAAGTATTAAGGACGTGGAAGAAAGCTGGTAAAACTAAGGTAATGGACCAAGATTTTGATTTTCAAGCTATTAGTTTACCTCCTAAAGATTTAGATTTTGCAGAAGGAAGAAAGTGGTTAAGAGGGGTTATATGTAATGCCTTTGGTGTTCCTGAGGATTTAATAACCACAGAAAACAGTAATAAGGCATCCAGTTCAACAGCTATTCATAATTACTTTAGATTCACCATTAAGCCAAAATTAAAAAGAATGGAAGAAAGATTGAATAGTCATCTTATTAGCTTATATGATGATAACTTATTCTTTCAATTTGATGAGTGTGTTCCTAATGATGAAGCTTTAGCAATGCAACAAGAAGATGGTGATTTAAGGAATGGGGTTATTACTATAAATGAAGTAAGAAGAGGCAGAGGGTTAAGTGAAGTTGAATGGGGCAGTGTTCCTTATGTTCCTGCTAAAGAATTAATAAGAAGCAAAGATACAAATGATGACGTTCCTAATGCTCAAGAAATAAATAATAAGCCTAAAAAGATTAAAGAAGATACATTAAGTGAAGAAGAATGAAAAGATATATAAATATAATTAAAGAAGTTAAGAAGGAAGGCGATAATGGTATACAATTTGAAGAAGAATCTAAAGAAGAAGAACCTAAAAAGGAAGAACCTAAAAAGGAAGAAAATATGAAAAATATTATTAATAGTAATGATTTGATTCCATTTTTAAACCAGAAGAACAAGGCAGATTTAAAATACACTAAGAATTCTACCATTGAAAGAAAGGAATTACTTATAAATGAAGTTAAAAGTGCTAATGAAGAAGATGGAACTGTTTGGTGTACTATAACAACTCAAGATATAGATAGAATGGGTGATATAGTATTATCTAAAGGTATTGATACTTCAGAATTCCAAAAAATACCTTCTGTGTTTGTAAATCATAATTATAGTGCTTTGCCCGTCGGCGCTTGCACTGAAATGGTTCACAAAGATAATTCTGTTGAAGCTAAAATTAAGTTTGCTTTAAATGTGCCTGAATCTAAAGATGTGTTTGATAGGATTAAGGCTGGTATATTAAGGGGCGTAAGTATAGGATTTAATGCAGGTAGTGTAGCCTTAAAAGGTTGTAAGGAATTTGATGAACATTGTAAGTCACTAAATCTATCTTTAGAACATTCAAAGAGCGTCAGAAGAATTATAAGTAAGTGGACAATGTATGAGTTTTCTATTTGTGGTATGCCTGCTAACCCTAATTGTATGATTAAATCTATTAAAGAACTAGAAGACCCTAAAGACCCTAAAGAAGATATAAAGGAAGATACTAATGAGAAGCCTAATGAGGAAGCTACTAAACCAGAAGACAAAGAAGCTATTAAAGAAGATAAACCACTACCAGAAAACCCTGAAGCACCTAAAGATGAACCAGAAGAACCTAAAGAAGAACCTAAAGAAGAACCTAAAGAAGAACCTAAAGAAGAACCTAAAGAAGAACCTAAAGAAGAACCTAAAGAAGTTATTAATAAAGATATATTAGAAGATGGTAGGGCTAAAGAATCCTCATTTACCGCAGAACAAGCTGATGCAGAACAACTTAGGATGGGTATAGAAGTAGAAATGGAACACACTAAAAACATAGAAATAGCTAAAAGGATTGCATTAGACCACCTTTCTGAAATTAAAGATTATTACACAAGATTAGCAAAAATGGAAGAAGAAGCTAAAAATACTGAAGAAGTAGAAGAAGTAGTAGAAGAACCTAAAGAAGCACCTAAAGAAGAACCTAAGAGTATTAAAAGGTATATCAATGTTATACAAACACCAGAATATACAGATGCTTTAATTGAAAAGACAGTTGAGGCAAGGTTGAAGG